AACCGCCGATAATCTTTTTATTGCTGTCGTAAAATGCGCCCCCGGCTTGCGGCGTGTAATTCTGAAACAATTTGCGGGGGTACACGTTACTAACCGGGACAAAAGTACGGGTATAATAGAAATTTGTATTATTCCCGTTAATGTTTCCGGTCGTGCTACTTATCGCCCCGTTTGCCAAAAACGCATTTACAAATGAATGTCTATAAATCGGGTTCATATCAATTTTTAATTTTACGTGTCAAATTCTTGTAAACCTCAATAACATTGCCGTTGCCATCGACGTAACGACGGCGGCGGTTTTGTTCCTTTATCTCCCTTACATCGTCTTTCAAATCCTGCAAATCCGGTGCGTTGTTTTGTTGAACCGTTACATTAACGCCGTCGGTATTGTAGGCATTAAGGTACTTTTGCGGGAATGTCCCCCGGTTCAAACTATTTATTACGTCCGGGATTAAACGACGGAAACGGCGGGAATTACGTTTATTGATAACGGCGAAAAATTCCCCGCCCTCGGCACGCCTCCGGGTTCCGTCCGGCTTGGTTCCTAAATCCACATCGTCCCCGGATTGGTGGGAACCGCCCGCCAACAATTCAACCGTACCATCGCCGTAACTTTCCGAACCCCCGGCGTTGGCTGATTTGGATAATTGGGCGGCTTTGATTTTGGCGGCGGCAAAGGAACCCCACATTATAGCAATTGCCGGGATTGCAAACGGGAACCCCAATTGCGACCAAATCAAAGCGGACGCCGTTACAAGGTTTCCAATTTGTTGTATCGTTTGTATTGCCGCCTGTGCTTTCTGTGCCTTTTGTTGCTCCTTTAGGGCTTTTTCTTGGTTCTTTTTCGCAACGTCTAATTCCTTTTGCGCCATTGCAACGTTATTGGCGTAACCGTTCGCCCGTGCCTCTAATTCCGCATCTAATCGGCGTTGGCTTGCGTCAACCTCTTTGTCGGCGGCGGAAACGGCGGCGTCGGCGGCTTGTACCTTTGCATCCAAAAAACCGTTTAATTGCTCAATGGCAAAGGAAACGGACGTACTTATTGCCTCCTTTTGGTCGTCGTCCAAATTCAGCCCGAACAATCCGTATATGTCGTTACCCCGTTCGTCGCCTTTGCTTTTCTCAATTTCTTGGTCGATTTTCGCAATGGTATTTTCGATTGTCTTAACCTCGGCATCCGTCATTTTAACCCCGGCGGCTTTGTTCAACTCTAAAATCTTTTGCAACCGTGCCTTTTCTTGCGCTAACCGGAACCGGGTTTTGCGTTCCTCGGAATTGCGGATTAAATCAAACTCGGACGCCTCCAACGCTTGTGTTTGGTCGAATAGCATTAACGCCCGTTGTTGGTTTAACTCGGTCGTTTGCTTCAATACTTCGGCATCATATTTGGCGTTAATATCCGCCTCGGATTGGCGCACGTCCTCGGCTAATTGCCTATTTTGTGCCAATTCGATTGCCCGTTGTTGCTGTAACAACTGAATACGCAAATTTATTTCCTCCTGCGAACCCTCACGGGCGGCGTCTAATTGTAATTGCGTCCGGTCGGCGGCGGCTTGCATTTGGTCTATTGTAATTTGGTCGTTCAATTCGCCCAAACTCTTTGCGTATTGTTGTTGCAAAAGTAATTGTTGGTTAAGCAATTCGACAACTTGTGTTTCAGTTAATCCCCGCTCGGTTTCTAACCGGGTGTTAATGTCCTGTATTTGCCTTTCATACTCAACCCGCAATTGTTCCCGTTGCTTTTCCGCACCCTCTGCCATTAATGCAATTTGGGCGTCCTGTGTTGCCCGTTGTGCGGATAATTCCGCCGCCCGTTGGTTATTGGCAATATCTACCATATCAACCGCCAATTGTTCCCGTAATAAAACAATTTGGTCGTTCAACGCTTTACGTGCCTTAACCGTTAAATTAGTTTCCGTCCTCAACTGCAATTGTATGTCAGCAATCGCACGGGCGTTGGCGGCTTGACGTTGCGCCCGTTGTTGGTCGAATGAATTTTTAATTAAGGCAATCCGGGCGTCCTCGGCTTTGCGCAATATATCCGTTTCCGCTTTGGCGGCGTTCCGGTTTTCGTTTGCTCTTTGGGCGGCTTGTATTTTCCTTTCGGCATCCAAATCCGCCCCCTCGGTTTTTAGATTAACGGCAATGTCAACCGCCCGCCCGGTATTATCTATTTGACCCTGTACGGCTTCAATTGCTTCATCAACCTTGACTTTATCAATTTTACCGTCTAAATCAACATCAATATAAACTTTCTTATCCCCACGGGCTTTAGCGTTATTCAACTGCAATAACATATCGTTTAATTGCTTCAACTTTGCCCGGTTTGCCTCCAAATCGTTTAATTCTTGACCGTAAAAACCAACGCTTTTATTATGCGCCTTTGTGCGCTCGGCTAATATTTCGTCCTCAATCTTTCGGGTTTCAGACAATGAAGCGTTACGGGCTTTAGCAATGTTTAATTCCCGGTTCAATTGGGCGACACGTTCGTTGCTAACCCGGTTCATTTCGGTTGCCTCGGTTTCCAAATAATCCAACCACGCCTTTTGCGCCTCGTTAAGTTTTTGTTGGTTCTTTGCCGATTTATCGGTATTAGATGCAAACAGAACTAAAGCCCCCACAACCGTAACCAATGCCAACGCCAAAAGAACATACGGATTTGCGGCGGCAATCAGATTGAAAGCCTTTTGCGCAATTGTAGCCGCCAATGTTGCCTTTGTTCCCTGCATGGTAACAAGGCGGTTATAAACTTGCGCTTTGCTCAATGCCGCCATTTGTAGCCGGGAAATACCCAACATAATTGCGGATTGTTTTTGTACTGCGTTTTGTATGGCTTGCACCCCGGTTGTAATGGCTATTGCTGCCTGTAACTTCTTTTGCGCTTCTTGTACGTCCTCACTTTCCGCCCCGAACAATTCCATTGCCCCGGTAAATGCGGCGAACCCACCGGACGCACCAGCCGCCAACCCTAATACGGCATCCAAATTGGACGTATCGGACGCCATGCGGGTAATTTCATCGGTCGCATCCTTAACCGCATCTCGTAACATTGCGGTTTCTTTGCTCAATTGCTGATATTCGGCGGTTCCTTGTTTGCCCTCCAATCGTAACAATGCTAATTGCTTCGTTTGGTTCTCTATTTGGGTCGTCAACCCTTTTGCGGCGTCGGAATAGTTACCCACGTTTAACGACGTTTTCCCGGTCGCTTCCTGCAACCGTTTCATTTCCTCGTAAATCGCTTTTGTTTCGGCAACCAATTTGCGCCCCTCCTCGGTCGCCTCCCTTTCCTCAACCGTCATATTATTGAGGTATATTTTATTGATTGAGTATTGAGCGGACAAACGATTATATGAACCCTCGGCGGATTGGTTCAACCGGGTTGTCAACTTGTTTAATTCGTTCGCCTCTTTTTGCGCTTGCTTCAATTCCGCCAACCGTTTTGCGTTCTCGCTTTCCGCAAATGCCAAATCCTTTGCCGCCCGTGTCAATTTGTCGGTATCGGCGGACGCCCCCCGGATTGTTTTACGTCCGTTTTCGGTCGCCCCGCTTACGCCCTCCAATGCAGCCTTAACCGTTATCGCCTCACTCTTTATATTTTTTAGAGTGTTCATATAGGCGTCGGAAAGTTGGTCTAACTGATTAATCAACTTTGTAATCGAATCGTCCGGGCTTACAAGGTCGCTATATTTTATAGGGTTGTTATTATCTGCCATACTTAACGTTATTTGCGGGCAATTTGCCCCGTATTAAATTATCTTTTCTTTTCCATGTAGTTAATCAACCAAAGAAAAACAACGCCGCAAATCGCCTTATTTGACGCCGTTTTTATTTTTGGTTGGTTTCAACAACTCCTTTATCCGCTCAAATGCGTTGTAATACTCCAATACGGTGTATTTCTTTGGTTCCGGTACGTGCAAATGTTGCGATATGGTTAAACACATATTTTCAAATTGTTTATCGTACTGAATTTCCATGTTATCGGAACCGCTAAAAACAACCGGGCGATTATATAACAACAACATCGTCGTTATTTTATCAATTTCCGCCCGTTTGTCCTCTGTATCGCCGTTTATAATCGCATCCAACATTAACATTGTCCGGTTACGCAATTCGTCGTAATACTCTTTAATCGTCGCATCGTCGAACATACGGGGGAAATACATTTGCAATTCATCATCTATTTTTTTTTTGACCGCTTCCATTTGGGCGGTCAACTCTTTAATCGGAACGTCGCCGAACATATCGACGACCTTTTGCAACCCGTCGTCGGATAAATCGTTGTACGGGGTTCCGTCGATTGATTTAACCAACACGGCAAACGCTAAACATTTCGGGCTTAACCCGGATTGAATGAAATACACGTTTTGCCGCATATTATCCAATTCGATTGCCGCCAATTCCGGGGTTTTGCTCCGGGCGTATCTCATTGCCTTTTCAATATGCGTGTCGAAATCCTGTAAATCCGAACCAATCCCGGCATCAACCAACAACATTTTATTGTATTTATGGAAACGCAACATTGGTAATTCGTCGATTGCGTCGTATATCTCAACCGTGTATTCCCCTATCTTAACCGTTTTCATAGCAAATAACGTGTTATCATGGTTGAACAAAAGGGAACCAACAACAATGCCGGGTTCCCGGTGCATATAGCAAACAGGACGGACAAAACGACCCCCGCCCACCATGATAAGCAAAAGCCGCAATTGAACATCTTAACAAAAAAGTCGTTGCCGTGAACTTGGACGTACTCAATAACGCCCCACTTTTTTAACAGGGTCAACAGGAACGCCGCCACGGTTGCCACGACCAAAACCCAAATAATGAAAGTTACCATATCGTTAAATGTTACAAGGTTGATTAACTGACAATACACCCTCAAAGCGAAAACCGCCGAACGGGTGCATTAAAAATTGATTATCTATTTCGTCCAACGTAAACCCACGGTACACGTTTTCCGCCAACTCATAAATCCGGTTTATTACAATCGTCCCGTCTTTCAGCCAAAAACCGCCATTTAGGACGGTCAATATTTCGTTCTTCAATGCCTCGGTATTCCGGTTGTTGAGTTGACCGGGGTAAACCTTGCGCAAATCGAACCAAACAATAAGAGAAAACGGGGCTTTAATCTCGCTTTGCTCTTTGGGAACCCAACCGACCGTTTGCGGGTCGTCTATCCAAAAGAACGAAAAATTGCCAATATTGGCATCCGGGGAAACGTCGATATAATCATTGTCGCCTCTCCATTCCGTCCCGCCCGCATATACGTTCGGGGTATAATAGCGTTTGCCCTGTATCACTTTGGCGATACGTTGCGCCCGCCCAAATGCGACGTCCAACCAATCGACGTTATCCATTAACCCGGTTTGTATGTTCCCCAAAACCCGGTCGATTAAAACCGGGTTGGGAATTATAGGGGTTGTTCTCTTATTCGTTGCCATATAATACGTTTTTTGCTTTCTTCATTAAGTCCGGGAATATATATTGCCAAATCAACGCCGCAATATTTTCGTCCGTCAATCCCAATATTTGCCGCCCGTACTTTTTTATTAAGTCCTCCGTTTTGAAATCCGACGCTTTTATTTCAAACTGTTTGTCGCCGACTTCCAAAAAAAACGACGCTTCAAAATCCCCGGTATCCCGTAACGTTACCCGGTTTGTCGGTTGTCCCTTTTCCTCCTTTATGGCTATCGTCAACGGCGAATACGGGGCGTAATCCATAATATCCACGCCCAAACGGTTAATACCTTGTTCAAACAATTGTTCCTCGGCATTCATATCAACAATATAGGCGTCATTGTCCCAAATGATTTGTTGAATGTATGCGCCGGACGATAACCCGTTGTTGAACGTGGCAACCCGGTTGCGTAAATCCTGTATTGACTTTAACCCCGCCATAATCTTACGTTGTCCGGTATTTTACACCGTGGTTATTACAAGTAAGGCAAATACGGTCGATACCCTGCGTATCCAACCGCAACGCCTCGTATGCTTTTTTAAGGTCATAACCCAAACCGCCGGGGCGACCCTCAACGTTGCCGTCCAATTCGTAAAGAATTTCCAACCGGGTTGCGTTTACTTGGTTCCGGTTTACCTTAACATCGGGGTTCATTGCCAACGTGCGCAACATGATTGCGGCGACCTGTCGTTGGATAACCGTTTGGAAAATTTGCCTTTCCTTAATGATAAAATCCGTTAGGTCGCAACCAACGGTTATTTCGCAATTCAACCCGTAATTCTGCGTATTGGTGTACATCGTCAACGCAATATCCCACAACTCCGGGTATTCGTCGAATGTTTCCGGGGCGTTCATCATAAACGGGGATACCTGTAAATACTTGGTTATTTCCCGCCAACGCTCCAAATCAACGTAACCCGTACACGTCCCGCACGGCTCCCGGCTCCAATCCTTTGTCATGTTAATTGCCTGCATCCCGGCGGGCAAATCGTTTTGGTTGTAACAAAGGAACCACGACCCCCCGGCGTTGTTTCCGGTACTGATATACGGCAAATAACAATCTTTCAACGGGAACCATTGAAAACCGCCGTTTGTCTGCGTAAAATTCAAATCAAACGTCTTTATCGGGTCAATTTGGGACGAATGGAAAAGATACATACGGACAACCCCGGTTGCGCCCGTCATTTGCAACCCGATTTGTTCGATTTTCATTGTTACGCCCATAGAACGAACCGGGACAATTTCAAACCCGACTAATTTATGATTATTCGGCAACGTCGCCCGGATACGTCCCGCACCGTCAAAGAACGTGCGCCGTTCCAATAGGTTCTTTGTTTCCTTATCCAATCCCTTTATTTGCGTGAATGTTTGTACCATTTGGGCGATACCGTTACGGGTCAACCTTTCCAAATAGTCGGATAAATAGTTGTATTCGCCCCAATCCGGGTTTCCATAATCGTTGTTGAAATCGTCGTTAAAATCACTTGCGACGGGTTCGACATTTTGGTTGTCCCGGCGGGCAATCCATACTTTGCCATTGTGTCGCACTTTCGCACCTGTTTTGTATTCCGGTATCATATTCCAAACCGGATATTGAAAAACGAAATCATCCGGGACGATTGCCCGGACATTATCCAAAGTAACAAGGGGGTGCGCACCTTGAAACGTCAAACCGCTTTCCGTCTGCGTTAAATTGTCGTCTATCGCCTTTGCCGGGTCGTATGATTGTTCCCACCCGACGACGTGCAATAATGCGTCCTGTATTTCTTTTAATCGATACATCTGCGTTTGAAATAAATAAGGGGGCGGGGATAACCACCCCGTCCCCTCGGTTTAACAATTCGTTATGCTCCGGCGTTATGCGCCACCTCCGGCGGGAAATTCCCCGGCGTTGGTTACATATACGGGCATTCCTAACGGTTCGTTCGGGTTGCGTGCTGCAATCTCGGCTTTGATAATTGGATTTGCCACGGTGTCCGGGTTGCTGTTATATGCTACCATGTAGGCAACATCAACGCTAAATCCGAAATACTCCTTAACGGCACACGTCAAATCAGCGGTTGCGGCTCCCATAATCGCCGATTGGTCGCCAACGGCGGTATAATAATGCGAACCAACGGGCAAATCAATGTACGGCAAACGTACAATATCCCATTCGTGGAAATTCGCACGGGTGCGGCGGTATGCCTCACGGTCAACACGGGTTAAGATACCAACGTTTCCATCGGCAACGGCAAACATTGTTCCCATTTTGCCCGCTTCATCGGTTACGTTGTTGGTATAATGCAATACCTTGTTATCGTACTCCATGCGCTTATTAACGTCGTTGTAAACGCCATGTTGCGCCAACTTGCGTATTAGGCTATCAACCCCCGCATTTGCGATAATGTGGATATATTCCGGGTAACAGTTAGCCCGCATAATCGGGTTAATATCGCCCAAAATCTCGGTCGCCATTTGGGTTGGAACCTGTACCACGTCGCCCTCCTCCGTGTAGTTAAGCAACGTTTTGAACGCCTGTGTTTTGTTTGCCTCCAATGCGGCAACGGCTCCGACGTCCAATTTGTCCGCCAAAGCCCGGCACGTCTTTTCCATTTTGCGCAAAAAGTCGTGTTCGTAGGAAATTTCGTTGTTCATGTAGGCGGCGGGAACCATTGTAAAGCCAATGGCATAAGTCGCCCAAACAACCGTTACCAATGCGGACGTATTTTCATCGTCAGCGATAACGCACGAACGGACATTGCTAACCTGTACATCGCCGTCGTAATTGATAACGGGTACTTGTACCGTGTTACCAATGGACGCAAACGCACGGTCACGCAAATTGGGGTTAATGATTGAGGACGGAGCGTTGGTTTGCTCAATGAAAAAATCCAATGCGCCATACTCACACGGGCGGGTCATATTACGGTCTAATTCCGGGTTTTCAATCCGCCAATTTTGCAATCTTGTTGCTACCAATGACATAATGTTAAAAATTTAATTGTTATTAAATGCGGGTTTACCCTTTACCCGTGATTGTTTACTTTTCCGGCAATGCGGCAATATTGTTGTCCTGCCATGCCTGTTTCATTGCGGCGTCGAACTTTTCGGAACCCGCCGTTAAACCCTGCGCCATAAGGTTTGCGGCGATTGCTTCGTAAGCTTCGACACGGGTTTTTGCGCCCGTTACGTCAATGGTTGTTCCGCCACCACCGCCGGAACCGCCCGCCGGGGGAACCGTTCCGCCGCCTCCGGCTTGGCGTCCCTTATCCAAAATACCCATTGTTTCCAATTCCTTTGCCAACAGGTCGCCGGGGGTGTACGGGTTCAACTGATTGTTCGGGTTACGCATAATTGCGCCGCTTTCGTCCTTAAAAGCAAGGATTTTACCGCCTTTTCCGTCGTCGATATATTCGGGGTTCATACCCTTAATTTTGTCGATTGCTTGCGCTAACAAAACCTTTGTTGCGCTTTCGGGCAATCCCGGTTTGAATTTCAACCCGGCGGTTGCGGTCTGCAATGCACCCTCGATACGAACGCCGAACAACTCCGTTTGGAATTTCTTTTCGGCTTCATCGTACTTGCTTTTGAGGTCGTTAAACTGCGTTGTTACCGCCGTTAAATCGGCTTTCGCCTGTTTCAACGCCTTTGCCGTTTCCGCATCGGTCGCACCGTCGGCAATTGCCTTTTCCAAACGTGCCTTTTCTTTCGTCAGACTGTCGATTTGGGTTTGCAATGCGCTTGCGCTTTCCGCTTTGGTTTTGAACTCGGCGACCACACGTTTTGCGTAATCAAACGTCTTTTCGGTTCCGTTCTTTGCGATACCGGACGCCGCCAAAATATCGGCATCCAATCCGCCGTAAATTTCGCCCGTCTTTTTGGCGATAACGCTATTTTCGTCGTTGGCGGACAATGTTGTAATTGCCGCAATTTGTTCGTCCGTCAAACCGGACAAAGCCGCATTTGCAATTAAAATTTCTCTCGTTAACATAATATTCTTACCCTTTGAATTAATTAAGTGCGATTGCTGCTACTGCTCCGCTGTTTGCGTTAATAATATCAATTGTGTATTTTGGGGAATCCCCGGTTGTGTCAACCAACCAACTAACAACACGTGCATGGCTGATTTTCTTTTCAACCTCTTTTGTTACCAAAATGACGTCGGCAATTGTTCCGCCCTCAATACATTCAATCAACTTTTTCTTTGTGTCGCCATCCAATGCGGCGGCGGTTGTTGTTACTTCAATAACCAAATTGTCCTGCTGTGCAATCTGTGCCATAATCGTATTTTTAATAGTTTAATACTCTGTTACTTTTTCGCTCCGGGTTTGTCCTCGGCTTCTGCCTTTGCCTTTGCATCGGCTTTGGTTTCTTTGGCGGGTTCCGCCGGGATAACTCCCGCCGCTTTCAATTCCGCCAAAATTTCAGCCTTTAACGCCGCTTTTTCCTCGGCTTTGGCTTTCGCCTCGGCTTCTGCCTTTGCCTTTGCATCGGCGGCGGCTTTTTCCTCGGCGGCTTTCTGCTGTGCGGCGGTTCGTGCCGCTTTTTCCTCGGCTTGCGCCTTGACGTACTCGTTGGGGTCGTGCAATACGGTAATCGTGTAACCCTGTTTTTTCAGTGCGTCCAAAATGCCGTTTTCAAAGGACTTTTTGCCGAACTTTTGGATACGGGGAACGGATAAGCGTTTGCCCGTTTCGCTGTCAAACTTGCGTACCTCAATAATGCAATGATACAAATGTTGTTCGTTGCTCGGTACAATGTAATTTTCGGGGGTGACGTCGGTAATTGCGACGTCCTTTGTTTTACCATCGTTTACTTTTACTCTCATAACTTTAATTTATTTATTAAATTTCCAAATATAACTACTTAACATTGTGTTCATTTGCGTAATCATTAAATTTACTTGTTATTACTGAAATCTTTTTGTCGAATGGTATTTGCGTTCCAAACTCCAAAATGTTTGTATTCTCCCGTTCAAACCTGCGGACAAAGTTAGCGAAATTCAACTTTATACGCAATTCATTCTCCGGGATTAAGTTACGCCCGTACAAATCCAATACCTCGTTCCGGGTCAAATGGCGGTACGGCTCCAACTCTGCCAATATCAACATACGTTGCAATTGGGTTGGGTTGTTCCGGTACTCCGTTTCGATAATCTGATTTTGTAGGGCGTCCAATTCTGCCTCACTTGCGCCGCTTTCCTTTGCCGACTTGTAACGGTTCCGCAACTCGCTTGCGTCGTACAAATAGAACTCCGTGCCGTAATTGACTTTTGCAGATACGAACATATTGCCGTATCGCAATCGGCAAACCGTTTCATCGACGAACTGTTGGGCGGCTTCAAAGCCTTTTTTCACTCGGTTTAATACCGTGCTTTGGCTCTCAAATGCGGCTTTAACCTGTTGTTCGTTGAATGCCTCCCGTTGGGTTACTTCCTCGTTTTGTCCGACGACGGCGGTAATAATGTTTTCCCGCAATCGCTTTTCTTCCTCAACGTTATAATCCAAACTTGTACGGTCAACGGTCAACATTTGTACCGGGTTCCGCAAATCGGGTTGTTTGTCCCCGTCCGGTATCGGTATTTCAACAAAGGAACCCGCCCCGGTAATCCGTTTGTCGCCGCACTTGGGGCAACGCATCAATAACCCGGCTTGGTCTAACCTGTAATACCCTTGTTTGTCTTTCAAAAATCCACCGTCGCAATAATCGCCGTTTTCGGCGTTTGTAAAATCGCACGATTGTTCGTAACCGGAATATATCGGGTACGCCCCGTACATATCCAAATGCCGCTTCGATATATGGAAAAACAAAAACCAATCCAACGCCTCCAATTCTTTTGTTAGCGGGGATTGTTTAACGTCCGGTTCTCGCAAATTCATTGGCTCGTTCCAAAAGAAACGGGCGGGGCAATAGCGCAAATCGTGTGGGTTATCAACCAATAATTCGCCTATGTTGCCGCCGTCGTCCTCTGCAAATACTCTGTATCGTTCATCGTCAATAACTGCAATACGTTTATCGGGTTGGCGGAAAATTATCCAATCCATAACCCCGGTTGTCCGGTTTGCCTCAAAGGTTATGACGCTTTCGATAGGTAGCCAATAAAAATACGGGGTCGGGTATCGGTCGGCGGGGTTTTGCTCGGCGGGCAAATCAACTATTAAGACGCTGTTTATTTCCGTCTTGAAAAACTCCCAACCTTTCGTACTCCAAATTTCCGGCTCCTTTAATACATCTTGGCGGTAATACTCCCAATCGTCCCGTTGTTCCGTGTTTTGAAATTGATAGTTGAACGCCGGGTTACGACCGTCGAAAATACGGCTCAACTTGTCAAAACAAATGCCCGTTACCTCGTTGGTACGAACGGGGTAACGGAACAATGTTTTGAAGATTTTGAATTTATCGTGAGGGATAAGATTTTGAACCCATGCCAAAAAGTCGGTCGTGGGTAAACACATTAAGGGCGTTACGTTGGTTTGGGCGTGAAATTTAATGCGGTTTTGGTGTATGACCGCTTTATTTATCGTCGCCTTTTTCCTCGGTTCCGTTATTTCCTTTTTTATGCGCTTTATATCTAATCCCATTTTCTTTGCTAAATTCAAAAGGTGTTTTTTCGGGCAACTGCCAACCGCCATTGTTAGGCATCCGTAACAGGCGTTCGGCGTGGTTAATCTCAAATTCTTCAATCGTGTTAAGGGTCGGACACTCCAACACGACCTTTGTAACTTTCGCCGTCATTACTCTTATGCGGGTTTCAAATCCGTAAGCGGGTTAAACGCCGGGGCAACAATCGCCAAATCGTCCGACCAATTCGGCAAAAACGACCATTGTATTGCGTTGCTGTCCGGGGCTTCCAATCCGCCCAACGTCTTATCGCCGATAAACAACGAACGTATCGGTATCGGGTAATATGTACCGTCTGTACTCCCCTTGATTGCGCCGATTGCGCCGTTTTCGTCGAAAATGAAGATACCCAAATTGTCGCCCCAACTTTCGCATTGCATTTTCTTTAATGCCTTGATAACCGCTTGCGGGGCTTTGCGAATAACTCCGGTAAACGGGGTCGGTTCACGTCCAATAATTTCTTCGACGCCTCCTAACGTTTCGTTACCGCCTCCAAAGGTGCGGGCGGCTCCCGCCTCGGCGGTCGGGGCTTGGATATACGGCGAAACAACTATTTTCGTGCTATCCGCCGCCGATAACAGGGGCGTCCATGACGCTAACGCCGTAATCGCTTTTTCACTCGTAAAACTGTTTTTGCTTCCGTCGTCTTTCATAAGACGTTGAAAAGCCACTTTCTGAACCTGTCCGAAACTTTCCGAACACATAATTGCGGGTACATCGGGCAACGCCGTCCCCGCCGGACATTTACAAATCATACTTCTTTGTTTTTAACGTTAAAAATATTGTTACTTTCTCCGGGGCTGTCCCTTTGCCCCCTTGTTTCGGTTACAAAGTTATAAACTTTTTCCCGGATAATCTTGCATATCTCAAAAATATTGCTAATTGCGTCGTCTTACGCCTCGGTTTGCGTGTGCGTATGGCTGTATATTGCCGTCCGCAATCTCCTTTTCATATATCCCGGTCAATCCGTCCTCCGGGTCGTCGTGCGTGTTGGCTCCGAAATTGCGCAAAAATCCGGTTACATGGTCGTAAACGGCTTTGTACCGGGTTTCCCAACCGAACGGCATAATTATATGTTGATTAACCATTGCGGACGCTGTTATTATCCGGCTTTCCTTGTTGCCCCCTTGATAAAACGGGTCGGTAATCGCCCGGACTTTCTTTTTGATAACCTTTTCATAACCCGCACCACCGTTGTTGCTCTCAACCCACGCTTTTTGCGTCCCGTTCCGGTTAATCATCGCCGGGACGGTTACGGTTGTAACGTCCGTATTTTCGTCCGTCATTTCCATATCTGTAATAAGGGCAAACAATATCGGCTCCATGCGCTTTGTTTTCTCGTTGAAAAACAGATTGTCGGACTTATACACGTCATACGTTGCGGCAAACAACAGGTCGTCGCCCTCGTCGGCAACGTCAATGTATGCGCCGGAACGAATGTACGTGCCGTAATCGGATTTTTCGACCCACGTTTTGAAAGGTTGGTACAATCGACCCTCGGCGGAACCGGGGTTGCCTTGATACAGGCATTGAAATTGCACCGGGTCTAATGCCTTTTGCGCTTCCAACTTTTGCTTACTGTGTCGGCTTTCCCATAATGCCGCCCCCGGTTCCCGTGGGTCTATCTCGGTCGGTTCCCCGGTTTTCAATCCCTCAAAATTTATGCGCACCCACGCCCCCGGCGTTACGTTCTCTAAATCCGCCCAACACTTAACATCAATAATCGTTTCGCCGCTCTTTTCAATGCGCCCTATCAAATCGTCGTCGTGCCATCGGGTAAATACTATTAATTCCTGCGAATCGTTGTGTAAACGGGTGCGTACAACGGTCGTGTACCATTTCCACGCCGCCGCCCGCACTATCGGGCTGTTACCCTCGGCGTAATCCTTATAAACGTCGTCCAATATCGACACGTCCACGGTTTTAGAAGTCAACGAACCGCCACGCCCCACAACACGCAACGACCCCTTACGCCCGACCATTTCGATAACATCGGAATTGCGCAAATAGGTATTCGCCATTGTTACGACGTTCGACCCATTTAAGTACGTGCCGGGGAATAATTCACGATACCGGGGCGTGTCGATTATTCGTTGAACGTCCCGGTTAAAATCCCGTGCGATTGTCGCCGCATACGAACCGATACATATTTTGCGGTCGGGGTCTAACCCCAACATAAATGCGGGTAATTTACGGCTCGACCCCTCCGATTTGCCATGTTGCGGCGGCTGTTGTACAATCATCTTTCGTATTTTGCCATGCGCAAACATATCCAACAGGGTATAATATACAACATGAAACGGTTCCAATACCAAATCCGGTTGCATATACCGGGCAAAGTTGATAAGACGTTTACGGGCGGCGGCTCGCACCAATTCGCCGGGGTCTGCCTTGATTGCCTCGTACATCTTCAATAATTCCTCGTTGCTCATGGTCGTACAATTTTATCGGGTGTAACTATCAATTCGCCGGGCTTTTTCGGTATCCAATTCAAACACGCCGTTTCGCTCCTTATCCGGGAACGGTTCGGGGTAAACGGACAACGGCAACAAATCGGCAATCTATTTGCAACATCTAAATTCTCATGGTCGAAATACCAAACACCGTGTCCGCAATCCCCGCAATAATGGTTCGTTTTGGTTACAACCTGTTTAACAGCATTCATTCGCTTTGCCATTATTGCGCCCCTCCTTTCTCGGCGATTGTCTTTTGAAATTCGGCGGACTGCAATTTGTCGGCGACGGCAAACAACAGGTCGTCCGGGATTGCCTTAACATCGTATTTCGGTTTATCGTCGTCCGTCCCGGCGTTGTATCCGGGTATCTCGATTTTAACGGGTGCATCAAATCCCAACATCTTTGCCCGGCGTTGTTGAATGTTCAACAGCAAGTCCAAAAACCGGGGATTGCCCGCCGACGTTTCAACGGTCGTTTCGTCATACCCGTAATATTCCGGGTCGCCGTCGGTCGCATCCGTTTTGATAGGACGCCCCCGATTGGTTTTCTCTTTGGTGCGCATCTTTCCGGTTTTCGACGCCTCCCACGCCTCCCACGCTTGTTGCTCCATTTTATCCAACTTGCGCAATTCCTGTGTAACATATTCGTCGATTGTATCCAACCGTTCCCGCTTCCATTCGATAAGGCATTGTTGCAAATCGTAATAAACCATTTGAAACGAAATTGTATAACCAACGCCACGGGCGGACAAATCCCGGTTCAATGCGTCCGCAATTTCCCGGTACGAATAACCACGCAAAAATAAATCGGCACAAAACCGAATGTCATAAATTCGTTGTTCCTCGGAACGTTTGTTGTAGCCTAATGGCTTCTTTCTCTTTTTCATCGTCTAACCTCTTTTAATGTCAAACAGGGGTCAAAATCTGCCTTTTACGCCTTTTCGTCCTTTGGCTTGGTTCCTTATCGGCTCCTTTGCCTTTGTTCTTTCGTTCCGGGCTTTATCCTTTCCCCTGTTTACCTCCTTAAAACGTTGCTGACCCTTTTGCAAGTTATTTGCACGGAATTTTCATTTTAAGAGGCTTTATTGTCTTATTCAATACTTTCTATATCTCGGTGGTTATCTTTTAACCACGGGGCAAATTTACGGGTTTTCCGGGGCATTGCCAAACCTTTGTTATCTCATGTATATAAACGGCAAAACCCCGGCGTTTGTTTCCGGGGCTTTTCTGCCTTTAGTCCTCAAATGGTGGGTCGTTGGTTTCCCCTGTTACCCAAAGCCAAAATTGTTGTATTCCGTCCTCGTAACTCATACCGGGATATTGGGAACCGTCGTTTATGCCGTCGGCGGCTTTATTCAATTGTTCGTCAATCTCGGCGTCGGTGCGCTTTATCTCGTAACTCATTGTTCGCCTCCTTTCCGGTTCTTTCGTTTATTCTTTCCCCGGCGTTTATCCCGTGGGTTCTTTTTCAAATCGACCCGTTGGATTTGTATTTCGGAACCGGGGAACATATCAGCAAAGAACGCCGCCATTGCTTCCACTTCTTTTGGGACGTTGTGCGCCTCCGGTTTCTTGTACTCCCTTTTACGTTCCGGTTGCTTTTCCATTTGGACGGCGGGGCAAACGTCGATAAGCGGGCAACCCTTACAAGTATTTACGGGCTTTGCTTTCTTTTCGCTTTCGCAAATCGCTTTATATTTCCGGTCGTCCGCCGTTCTAAATTCGTGGAAATCGTCCCGGTGTGCGCTTGCACGTGTGAACATTTCCATTGCTTCAACTGCAACACGTGCCAAAACAAAATCCGGGGTATCATTAAACGCCTTTTCCATTGAATTACGGTTTACTACCTCGGCAATCTCGTTAATAAATTGTTCTCTGTTAATCATCGCTCTATTATTTTTTATCGTTCATAAATTGGGAATGTCTTTTTTGCCATTGTTCGCAACCGGGGTTCTCACAATTAACCGGGCTTTCGGTCGTATAACAATAACCATTCCCGTTGGCGTCCTCGCTTGTAATGCTGTCGCAATTACCGCAATGCTTTTGTTCGTGTGGGTGCGTCCGTTTATAGTTGGGGTCGGTTTGGCGTCCCTTTACTTTGTCGTATGCCATTTCCAACAAATCCCGTTGCGATATGCCTAATATTACGGCGGAATGAAATACGACGGCGTTAAGGTCTGCCAATTCATCAATTACGGCGTTCATTCGTCCGGGGTCGTCAAATTCGGGCATTGCGTGTTTAACTGCCGTTTTGTACTCGTTAAATTCTTCCTCCATTTTCCGGCAACGGGACGCAATGTTTGTTCCGAACAACTCATTAAACAGATTGGCAATTTGAGCAACAACCGGACGGGCGGGTTGCTCCGTGTAATTCTCGGCGGGGGTTCCTTTGGGTTCAAATTCCCGTTTAAAATCCTTTTCCGGGCGGGCGGTAAATCGTCCGTTCAATTCCCGGATAATATACCAACTTTCCGGCACGTCAACGAATATGCCGTTGCCATCGGGAAAAGAAAACATTGCTTTGCCGTCCGGGGTGCGGGGCGTCGTAACCGTTCCGCCTCCGGTAAATCTCAAAACGTCGTTCACGTTGTCCCGTCTAAATTGGATTGCGTCAACCTCTAACAAGGTGCGACAATACCGGGTTCCCGCTGTGGCGTCCGGGTCGGTTAATCGGGTGCGCATTTCCTCCGGGTATTCCTCCGGGTCATACTTCATATAAACCGATTGCATCCCGTCGTCATAAAAGAACTCAATAAGGCGGTCGCCCAATCGTCCCCGGATTGCCTGTTTTAACGCCTCAATCCTTTGTCCCTCGGCTTTATCGTTTCCCTCGCTTCCATTTTGCGCCGAACTTAAACGTATTGAAGTGTCGGACGCTGTAACCTCAATTTCTTGTTTTGTAATGTCCTCAATCATTGCGCACATATCGCAATCGAACGGGCTTAATACTTGTTTGTTCATCGCTCTAAAAATTTATTTGTTATTACTATCCGGGGCGGCTTCAACCTTTACCCCGGCAATTGTTCCGTTATAATTAAATTCCAATGTTTCAACCCCTTTAAATCCCCCGGCAATTCGCAACAACCGCCAATAAATCGTTTTCCGGTCGCTCCTATGGAATTTATCGCATTGCCTACCTATTCCGGGGCAATCTTCCCTTTTGATTTTGCAGCGAACGCAACGTTGCGTAAATATTGCGGGGTTGTTGTTGGCTAATCGTGCATCCGCCGCCGTCCATATCTCGGCAATCAATACCATATCCCGGTAAACGCAACGTTCGCCGGGGCTGTATTCTCTATTTGGGTCGAACGGTTCGGGTTGCTTTACTCTCATTCTTTGCCCGCTTCGTTTACATAGTCAAACAATGCGTCCAAATCTTCCTTTGCGCCTTTTACGCAAATTCGTACCCTATCGCCGCCCGCTAATGCGGTTTCGACAATCTCACAATTATACCGGGGGGCATTTATCTGTATCATTGCCGCCGTGGTATTCGTTACAAACTCGTTTCTTTCTTCCATGCTCTCGGATTTTTGTAGTAAATAAAATGTTTCCGTTGGTTCGTTCTCGCTTTGACACGCCCCCAACAAAAGCGTTGCCAAAGATAACAATAAAATCTTTGCTTTCATCGTTTTACCTTTCTTTTAATCCATATAAACCGTATGCCAATGCCGACAAACAATATTTTCGCCTCAATGTCAACGTAACGGTCGTAACCGTTGACCGCATCCACGGACACGCCGGGAACAATAAACCAACTCTTATATTTCCAATACTCCCGGACGTACACGCAAACGCCAACCCGTCCGATATGAACCCCAATTTGCGCCGTATGAACGTCGCCATTGTTCGGGATAATTCCAATTTGCTTTTTACTCATTGCCTTTTCTGTTTAGTAATTCGTAACTCTCTTTGTCAACTACCAACGCCCGTGGGTATTCGGTTATTACTCCCTTTGTGTACACTAAATTGTAAATACCCAATTGCCCCTTAATTGGAAACTCAACAACCCGGCGGGGGTTTCGCATCATCCAACCGAACCCCTTTGTTATTGACTTACGTTTTTCGGGCGGTATGCGGGTATTTTCCCAATCCTCCGGGGTAAACTCGGCGACGGGCTTAACATCGTACAATTCAACCAATCCCAACGTTACCCCGCTTTCATATCCTGCAATTACGGGATTGGCGGACGAACAAACCATTAAATCGCCCCGGTACGGCGTGTTTTTACTGCGTACCTCAATACACTTTTCGCCGTAAACAATCCCGTTGTCCTCATACGCCGCCGTTACCAACTGCGTTGCATACGGGTTTTTAACGGTTAATGCACGCCAACGGTCGTGCAATTTCGGTTTATAATCTTTGTTATTATACTGCATAATCATTTGTTATTATCGGGTTCGTTTTCGCTTTCGTCGTTCGGTTCCGGGTAATTGATAAATCCAATTTGCCGGACGCTTTGGATTGGCTCGTAAATGATAACGGCAACATCGCCGTCCGTCCTTATGCCAACTAATCGACAATCGGCGGGAACTTCAACCCTTATTTCACTTCTTTTCATTGAATAAATCCCAATTTGCCGGGACACAATAACCGGGCAATGTTTCCCGCTCAATCCCGGACGCTCTTATAAAACTATCTTTCCAATATATCCGGGGCGTTTTGTCCGGGTGCGCCTCCCAATAACCGAAAACATCATTGTAAAACATCAATGTTTCCCGCTTGGTATATCTGCAACCGCTTTGCAACCCTATCTTAAACAAGTCAACAAACGGGTACGACAAAGCAATTACAGAAAACGCCCGGTCAAACATTCCCACGGGGATTGGTTCAACGCTTGCAAAGGTACGGAACCCGTGGCGTTTCGCCCGTGCCAATGCGTTTATACGCATCCGGTTTGGGCTTGCTTTTGGTTCCAATTCGTCGCACCCGGTCAACGTGGAACCAATGGCAATGCGGGATTTATCCCAACCCTCGGACGCCTCGGCAAAGTCGATTAAAATATTGATACCCTCGGCGCATTTACTCAATACCTTAACCGGGACGCCGTGGCGTTGACAAACGCCGATTGCTTGGCGGGTCAACCTTTGCGTTTCCGGCAATAACGGGTCGGTTGTAAACGAAAAGAATAACCCCGTTTTTTGCAATTCGTCCTTATGCTTCAACAACTCATTCGTAAATATATCCAATGCGTATGGATATTCCCGTAATGTCTTTTTCAATTCCGGGGTATTGCCGCCCAACACTTTTGCGCCCCGCCCTTTGCGCAAATAACAATACGTGCATCCGTTGGAACAACCAACGTAAAAATTGGCGGCGTTCTCGGCATATTCCCCGGCTTTTCCTTTTGGGCTGTAAATAACCCGTCCGTTTATCGCTCCCATAACTCAAACAGATTAAAACGGTAAATCGTCCGACGGTTCCGGGGCGGGTGCGGGCGGTGCGGTTGGCGGGGCTTGCGTTCCGGCTCCGGTTGTTTTCGGGGTCAACATTTCCATATCGGTTGCGACAATCTCGGTAATGTATCGTTTCACGCCTTGCGCATCGTCATAACTCCGGGTTCTTAATTCTCCCTCAATATAAAGTTTATCGCCCTTTTTAACGTACTGATTGGCAACTTTCGCTAAACCGTTTTGCAATACTATGTTATGCCATTCGGTACGCTCCGGGATTTGTCGCCCGTCCTTTGTGGTAAAACCTCGTTTCGTTGTCGCCAAAGTGATTGTTGCAACGCAACCGCCGTTGTCGAACTCTTTAAAATCCGGGGCTTTGCCCGTATTTCCCAATAATGTAACCTTGTTTACACTCATAATTATTTGAATTTAATACCATCCAACAAATACAATTTCTTATTATCAGACCAACCCGCCGCCATGTTTAAGGCTTTCCGGTCGTCGTCGTGTACAAACTCGCAATACCATGAATTGCCGCCAACGTTCGCTTTTTCTTTCAGTCGTACCAATTTACCGACAATGTACCGGGCAAACTTGGCGTACCCGCTAACCTCGGATATATGGATAATACGACGTTCGGCGTTTATTTTTGGCAATTCTTCGATTTGCGGGCGTTTTTCCTCGGCGGGGTATCTTTGTACTCTCTGAAAGTCTTTTTTGATTGACGACCGGGAAATTGCCCCAAAATCGGGGGTTCTTTTTTTAGTTCTCATTAAACTAACTTTAATTGTTGATACTCGGCTTTCATTAACTCAATTAACCGCATATTCTCCGGGTAAATTCGCATTCGTTCCCGGTCGCCATTTTCCCAACGGTTATGGCATTCAAAGGAAAGGATATTTATATTGCGGGGGTCGTGCGCCATTTCCGGGTATGCCCCACGGGTCAAAATGTGGGAACAATAGACGGCGGAATAATTCGCCAACGGCTTTAATGTTTCCTCACATCGGTGCGGCTTATGCTCCCAAACCCAACGGAAAAAGCGTTCATTTGCCGCCATGATATTTGCACCCCGTCCCGTAATACAATGCCCGAACAATTCCCGTTGTATCTCAACCCTCAAACGAATATCCATGCGGAAATTACGCAAATCCAAAAGGGGATTATACCCCCTTTGGATGCAATAATTGTATTCGTCCCGGTCTGTCAACAAATACGGTTCCATACTCTTACATTTCCGCCGTTTCGTCGTTCGGTTCTGGGTCGTCCGCCGGGTCGTTAATATCCGGGAACAATCCGTTATCCTCTACCTTTTCGGCATTCAATCCGGGTGCGGGTTCGCCATCAGCCCCGAACAACTCCAATTGCGCCTTTTTGCCCTTGAAAAGAAATGCGTAAACCTCGGTTTCAATGTCGGCGGCAATTTCTTCTAATTCTTCCTCAAACCCGAACGTTTCCGTATTGAATTTAAGGCGGGGCGAATTGATTGCGGTTTTCTGATTGTTAGACACGGTAAACAACCCGGTTAAAACAACCCCTACGTTATCGTCTTGACCGGAAAAGGACACGCCCCGAACCTCTATGTTTTTCAACATTTCGTCGGCAAAATCCCGTGATAATTCGCTTTGCTTTTTGGTTGCTTTGAAATCGGACGTTTCAACCATTGAAAGAAAGGACGTAATATTAAAAATCCGTCCCATGATTGGGCGCAAACGGTCGAAACAATCCCGCAAATCCGGGTGTATGTCCTTTGCACTTTCGACGTGGTATTTGTTCGTGTAACTCTCATTACCGATTGTTTCGGTAACTTCATAATGTACGTCTAACCCGCCGTCCTTTAATGTCTTGACTTTCGACAATGCAAACGCCTTTTCGCTTGGTATCAACATAACGTTTGCGGCTTTTTTTTCTTCGCTCATATTGTAATATTATTTGTTGCCGGGAACCCGCCCGGCATCGGTTTTATAAATCATCTTCAACGTATCGTTTTAATTCCGTTTGGAATTGTTCCCGTTCATCGCTTTCACGTTCTAACAATTCGTCGTACAATTCCCGGTCGAATATATCGTTAATCGCATCGTCCAATAAGGAAATCAGTTTTTCCGGTTTAACGGCGTCTAACTCGACCTGTCCCAATCCGTCCCAATTGGCGGTACGGCTGTCCGTTTCCTTTGCCGGGGCGGGCGGCAACTTCCATTCGATAACTTGTTGTTCCATCAACGCAATACGTCGTATTTCGACCCCAAAAATACCGAACTTTTGCAAGTTTTCGCCAATCGACCGGGGTATATCTTCCCCCGACGGGTCGTAATCGCCGAAATATAGGATAACACATTGTTTGCCGTTGGCTTGCGCTTCTCTCAATCGTTCGGACAATTCAAACAAGAAAGTCAACGACGGATAACCTTTACAAGCCCCAACCGCAATATCCCAATTACGGCACGGTTTCGCAAAAACGCCCTCCAACGCTTTCTTTTCAATCAATATTTCCGGGTAAATCGGTTGGTTTTCCCAACGGTTTTTATGATACGAACGCATCCACGCCCTAACCTGCGCTTTTGCTTCGTCTTGCTTTTCTTCCAAATCGGTTGGTTCCGCTTTGGTTTCGCCACACATTGCCCTATCTCGGTCGCTGAATGCTTCAAAATCAACCCGCCCGTCCCATCGTGCAACCTCCATTGCAGAAACAACACGTTTATAGTGCTGCAACGTGTTTGTCATGCCAATACTAACTAACTGATAATGCAACGCACGGATTGTTAAAACTCCGGGTTCGTATCGGCTTAAAATCTCAACGGAATTTTCAATTATCCAATCCCTTGTAAATTCGTCTTTTGTTCGCTTTGCCATTTCAAAAATCGTTTTCGTCCAACAATTCCCGTGTTTTACTATTCGACGGAACCGCCGGGCGTTCCGGTTCCGGGGTTGGTTCCGGGACGGGTTCCCCGGTTCCGATTGGTTCCGTTACCGGGTTGGGGTCGTGGAACTCAATATTGCGCCCGCCTTTGGGCTTTTCCGGCTCAAATTGGGCTTTGAGTTGTTCCGCCGGGTATTCCTTTTGCACTAACTCAATAATCCCCAAATTAACCAATTCCGGGACGCAACGGCGCAACGCCCTTATGTCCTCTAATGCGTCATGCGCCGGGAATGTTTCGCCGGGGAATAACTTACTATATAATTCCTCTAATTGTGGGAATTTACCCGGACGACCATTTGAAAACAACGCTCCAACAAGTTTAATCGTTTTCATCATGGTATCAATTCGTTTTGCCTTATGTAATGCGTCCTCAACGTGTGCGTCGTAATATTCCCGCCCCAAATAACGCAAAACGTTTGCTTTTAACATTGAACTATCAAAGTAAATGTTGTGCGCACATACAAGCGGGGCGGCGTTGGCATCCGCTAAAAATTCGTCCACAACCTCGGCAAACGGCACGCCCTCGGCAATTGCCCGTTCGGTTGTTATACCATGAATTGCGGTTGTTTCCGGGGGTATCTCGTAATTATCGGGTTTGATAATATAACTTTTTTCCTTATCGCCCAACGACCATGCCAATTGGACGACGTGCGGGAATTGCTCAAAATCCGCATCCCATTTCAAACCCTTTGCCGGAACCCCGGTTGTTTCACAATCAAAGAAACAAACATCTTTCAAATCAAATTTTTGCATAACCTTAAATATTAAATCGTTAATTACTGTTTTCGCTCTCATTGCGGTATTTATCCCGCTTTTTTTCCAATTCCAAAACGTCCCGGTTTTCGTCTATATACTTTTGGACGTCCCGGTTACAAAACGGTTTTCCGTCCAACCAAAGCAAATGCCAATACGGTACGTTTTCCATCGGTTGCCCCTTAAATTTACCTTGCGGCATCGGGGATTTGTCGTTTAATTCCATACTAAAAAAGTCTTTTTTGCCCGTCCTCGTTGGGGGTTTGTTCAACATATTTTGCCCGTGTAATCCAAACGCACCCGCACCGCAAACACTTTATCCGGCTGTAATGCTTTGGCGTGTATTCGTGGCGGATAATCCGCCAACTCGCCAACGGGTAATTTTTCCGCTTTCCGTTACACTTGCAAAACATACCTACAACGTTCGGGGGTCGTCAATAAATGTATTGTATTCCTCGGCGGCTATCTGTTTGAGCGTTTCGATATGTTCGATTAACTCGGCGTTCGACAAATCCGCCACGGTGCGCAAATCGTGGGAATATACCCCCGTTTCCTCGTTGACCCGTTCAACGTACATAATAGGGGAAAATTCCCTCAAACGTCGTTCGGTTTGTTCCTCTGTAAGACGTTCGCCCGCCTCCCAAATTGCGTGCTTAAACGTCGGTACAACATAGTTGAAATAATACCCTTTCAAAGCCTCGGACGAACCGGGGGACGCTACAATAAACCGGGCAATAATGCGGGAACCTTTCCAACCCTTGAAAAACTCGTTTAATTCCCCCATGTACATTGCCAACCCGCCGTTATTGTTTATTGTCCCCGTTGCTGTTATTTCTCGCTTTTTCATCGGCTATTAATTTTTTCATTGTCTTATTAAACGCTGTCATTCCGATTGTATGGATAACGTCCCGTTCCGCCCGTGATAACTTCGTTTCCCGCTTATCCAATACTTTTGCAAATGCAACAACAAATTCGCCCGGCTCCAACAATCCGGCATTGTGCAACCCGTCGATTGGGTGCGCTTTCAAACGCTCGGTTGCTTTCAATGCTTTGCGGGCTTTTTCCCGACTTTCCCATATTTCCCGAACCTCGGCGGCGGCGTTGTCATAAAACAACCGCATTTTCAGAACGTCGGCAATTGACAAATCAGCCACGGCGGTTGGTTGCTCTTTTTCCGGCTCCGGTTCCGTCGTAACGGGTGCAACCTTACCGTTATTCACTCCATAACCGAACAACGCAAAATCCCCCTTTGTTGGGTCGTCCGGGAATATCTCGGCGAAACGGTCGGTTATCTCAATGGCTGTTTGCAAATCCGGCGTCCGACGTTTTACAAGCCCCAACCGCAATGCCTGTTTATATACGTGGGTATCTAATGGAATGATTAAATTACGGGGGTCGCAAATCGTCCACAATCCAAAGTCAACCGGGGAACCGTGGCGGCACATCCAACGCAAAAACATACATAAGCGTTTGCAACCGCTTTTCGTTTCCATATCCGGCACGCCCTTAACATCGCCGAAAAGACGTTGCAATTGTTCCAACGGACGCCCGCCCGGTTGCGCTTGCAATGCCTTTTCCATGTTCTCAAACTTACTATATACGTCAAACAAGCGGGCGCAAAGGTCGTGGAAATCGGCGTATGTAAACGTTCTATAAAAATTCTCTTTACTGCCTTTGTATTGCTTCCATTCCGGGGCGGCTCCCTGCGTATCGGTTCCAACAATGTAATGATACGGCGCACCCTTGAAAATTTCCCGGTCGATAAAATCCGCCTTTTGGATTATCTGTTTGCGGGAACCCCACGCAATCCACGCCGTAACAAATGCGCTAATCTCAATATTTACCCGGCTATCGTAACGGTGCGGGATTTGCACCGGGTCGGATTGGATAAACTCGGCGGTTTCGTATTGTTCCGCCCAACGTTTCAAATTATCGTTCAATGTATATGCCATTGTTTTAGATTTTAAGGGGACGGAAAGCCCGCCCCCGGTTATTATTAGTTTTCCGTGTATTCCTCAATTACTAAATCGGTTTGTCCCCGCTTTACTTCCTCTATAAAGCCTTGAAAACCGTTTGCCTTTGCAATGTCTATAATCGCCTGCAAACGCTTTTCGCCTAAACTTTCGCCCCTCGCAATGCGGAATACCTTAACCGTCGGATTGCTTGCGATAATCAGTTTGGCGGCAACCTCCATAATTTGACTATCTGACACTTTCCCGGCTACGAACGGCACGCCGTTTAATTCTAACCCGTCGTCCGTGAACGAAAGCCCGGCAATCGGCAATTTGGACGTTGCAATAAGTGTTTCCCTTTCCTTTGCCAATGCGCCTAATTTGTCCTCAAACGTGCGGGCGGTTTTCTCGGCGGCTTCCTTTTGTTTCTTTTTTGCCATGTAATCCACAACCAACGCATTGATACGGTTGTGTTCCTCGGCTTTTTTGAGTTGTTCCGCCGTGTCTAATTGTTCCGGGTTATTGGCTTCGTATTCCTCTAACCATTTGTCGGCATTCGCTTTACGTTTCACAAACTCGGATTTATCATTTACGATAACTTGCAACGTTTCCTTATAATCGTTTTCAATGGCTTTTTTGTTGGCTTTCGCATCTTCTTTGGCTTTTTCCAACCGGGCGTTTGCCTCGGCAATTATCCGGGCAACTTCTTTTTCCTCGGCGGCTAATTTGTCGTCGATTGCCTTAATATTACTTTTTCGGGTTTCTTCCGCCTCTTTAATTCGTCCGGGGATTGCCTCCAATTGTTCAATCCTTTGTTGCCGGGCTTGGCGTACCGTTTTCGCTTTCTCAATCAACCGGGCATTTTCGTTTTGCTCTTCCATCAACGCCGTAATATCCTTTTTCTCGGCATACGTTTTGACGTCGCCGGGTTTCAATTGCTTTTCAGCGTTGGCGCAAATGGTTGTGTACGTCTTGACCTCGGCGTTGGCGTCCTTTCGTTTGTCCTTAACGGTCGTAACCTCGGCGTCTATTTCAGCAATACGGGTGCGCACCTTTTCCGGCAACAAAGCCTTTACAACCTCAATTTGTTTGCGGCGTCCCTCGGCGGTTTCGCTCCAACGGGAAAACTCCACGGCGTCAAAGTCTTGGTAGCCGAAAATCTTTTGCAGCATTGAAACGTTATCCGAACGCATCCCGGTTGTTTGGGATTTAATGGATAACGTCCCCCGTGGGTTGGCTTTGGTAAACTTTAATTCGACCTCGTAATTTTCGCCGTCGTTACCTACTACCATTTTCGCAAACCCTTTGTCCTCTCCATTTTTCAACACGGCGTCCCGGTTCCCGGTCAACATTGCGCCGATTGCTTTTAAAAGGGTTGATTTGCCTAACTCGTTGTCCCCGGTAATGAAATATACATTACCCTCAAAATCTGCGTTGAACTCTTTGATAACTTGAAAATTCAACAATTCCAATTTCTTAATATACATCGCTCTAATTGTTTATGCCGGGGTTTCCCCCGGCGGTTATTTAATATTGTACTTTTACTAACTCTATCTTTAAATTATCATTGATTATAAAACGCCTACCACATTCGCAAATTATATGCTTTTCAGTAATACGAATTATTTTTCTTACAACGTCCTCTTTTGTAATAAAGGAACCATTTTGTAAATCGCCGGATATGCGGCAACGTTTCCCAATATATTTATCCATTTTTACATACTCTTTTAAGGGTTTCTAAATCCCGGCGTTTCGGTTCGTCGGCGTTCTTTGTTGCGTCAATCAACGGCATATCGTTTGTTGTTGCCGTCCATTGTTTCCCGGTAACGGGGGACGTGTAGATTACTTTGTAATGTCCGTACCCGGCAAATTCAAACCGGAAATTACTAATTGTTGTTTTCGCTCTCATATCTTTTAATTTTAGAGTTACCGGGAAAACGCCCGGTCGTATTATTATCATGCCGCAAATATACGTATAGTTTTTATATTACCAAAACTTTTATCTTTTATTTTCTGCTATTTTTTTATTTTCCGCAATAATCGCCCCAAAACAACGCATTTACCCACGCCGCCAAACTCAACTAACATATTACCGTTGCGCCCTCTTATACATTTACCATCGGAACGACGAACCGCCCGGCACGGCATACGTCGCAATTCCGGGCGGGTCAATCGGTCGCCTAAATAGATATAATCCATTTCGTCCATATCAAAACAATTTCATTTGTGTATCGGTCAATACAGCAACGACCGCATCAACTTTGCATTCCCAACTTTCCAACGTTGCCAATTTTTCCGGGGTTGGGTTCCGTTGGCAACGTCGTTGGTTGTGCCGCATCTGTTTTACCATTTCCGCCAAATCTTTTGCCGTTATTTTTTTCGGGATTTTCGATTTGCGGGGCTTTTGTTTCGTCTGCCATATAAGTAACCATTTGAATAATTAAACGTCCCTACGGGCTTAAAATAAACGGTTGTGCATTTGTTGGGGCAAATTTTCCAAAACCCAACGGGGGTTATTCTGCAAAATGAACCGTCCAAAGTGCATTATTAACGTTGCGTCCGCATTCCACAACGCCGGGGTAATCTCCGGGTACAATTTCCCGGCAATATCCCGGAACCGTCGTTTGCGGTCTGCCTTTTCCTCCTTTTTCCCTTTTACCTTAATACGCAATTTAAGGTCGTTTTGCCACTTCATCGCATTAACCAAAACAAACGGTATTTCGGCGACGGTTATAATGGCTTTCAAATGCTCAAAGTTTTGCAACATCTTTTGTATGCGGTACAATTTACCCATGTTTGCCCCGGTATCGCCAACCGTTACGTCATCCGGGCGAACACTCAATTTTTCCAAAAAGATAATCGGTGTACAAATCTCTTTGTAATAGTTCAGAAAATCCCGTATCTCGTTAATGTCTTTAGGCATCTTAATTGCCGTTGCGTTGTGGTTGGGTCGCCAAACCACAATACCCCCGGCGGCTCCGGGGTCAATCCCAATAATACAATCTATTTTCATTTTTCAAATTTCAAATAATGGTAAATATAAATTTCGTCCTTAATCATCCGGTCGAAAGTCCGTTTAATCTCTTTACGCCGGGCAACCTCAAAGGCTGTATAATCAATTTCCGGGCTTTGGGTTCCTTGTTTACGAACGTGATAAACCGTAAATTCATTAACGAACCCACGGGCGGCACGTGCCAAAAATCGGTTATACGCTTCTTTCCGGTCGTCCTCGGTTTCTTTCACTTCATCCGCTAACCCAACGCCCAACAACCAATTATAAACAAACATTTCGTCGGTTAATCCAAACACTAAACGCCCGGTATATTTATAGCGCATAAAACACATTAAACAAGTCATAACCGATTGATTGCGATAATACCGGATTTGCTCCGGGCTTAACTCCTTTTTCGGTTCCGGCAACGCTGTATATGCTTTGCCGATAACTTGGTTTTGTTTCCGGCAATATGCGTTCAATACCTTTGCGAAATAATCGGCGTTGAATTGTTGGTAATGTTTCCGTTCGGCGTTGCCGTCCCTATCCTTTGGCAAATAGTCGTCTAATTCCCCGGTAATCAGCAATTCAAACGCTAATTTAACCTCGGATAATGTTAATTGCGAATAATAGCGTTTTAGCAAATCCAACAACCGGGTACAAATATACGTCCAATCGTCCCGGTTTTCCGTGGGAATGATAAACCCCACGTCCATTGCGATAAACCGGAACATTTGCCCGGTTTTGGCAATCAACGTTTCGTCGTCAATCTCGGCAATCTGTTTTTTTGTGGACGCCACGAAAATATACTTTTCAACCGGGGTTAATGCTTTGGCAACCTCCGGTAACTCAACCATCGCCCGGCGAACGTCAATTGCTTTTGCCGTTCCGCTATAAAGCAAAACGGCGGCGGATTGTCGTTTTTCGGGCAACGTTTGTGGCAATCTGTTTGTCTTTTCGGGTAATGCTTCCATGTTAATAATCATCTTTCAAATACTCAATAGCCCCGGCAACGTTCAATCTTTGCGTTGGGGCTTTGTATTCGGGTTTCAAATGCAACTTTTTCTTTTCGACGTCCCCCCGTATGAAATTGCGGACGGTCGCCAACCAACCGTTTTTAGTACGCTTCATATTCTTTTGGTCGCTCCAATCGCTAACCGAATGAAAGTAATAAACCAAATCGACCTTTTCAAATTCCGGGGTCGCAAACTTACTTTCAAACTCGGAATAATCCACGCCAACGCCGTTTTCAAATTTAACCATTTTGTAAACGTCGGAATTGCGGAATAACGTTTTTTTCTCCTTTGGTTCCTCAACCTTTGGTTCGTCGGGGAACAAAGACGCAAAAGCATTTTGCGGCGTATTACTTGGATTAGTATTTAGTGTATTTGAGTCTTTAGTAAGATTAGTATTTATTAATGTCGGCTTTCCCGTATCGGGTTTTTCCGTTTCGGGATTTACCGCAACCGGATTTTCCGTTTGTGGTTCAAACTCTTTAATATCGCTAACCTCGTAATCACACCCGACGAACGTTCCGCCGTCGCCACGAACTTTGCAACGTTGGCAATATCCGTTCGTTATCAATTCACGTAATCCGGCGGCGGTTGCGTCCCGTCCGTCCTTTGACCTATTTTTTAAATCGGACAAATTCAATTGCCAATCCGGGGGTAAACTCATAATATACGTTATCAATCCCTTTGCTTTCCAACTCAAATTTACGTCCTGTAAATATTCGTTGCGGACGGTCGTAAAATTACCCGTCCTTTTGGTTCGTCTGATAGTATCCGCCATTATTCGCCGCCTCCAATTTTTTAACGGGTTCCCATGCTTTACGTACTTTCAAAACATTGTCGGCACTCTCATTGGGAACCAACGACACGACGGGAAAACGGGAACGGTCGCCCGGTTTTTGCGTCGTGGCAAATTGTACATTCAAATCAAAGATAATGCCTTTGCAAAATCCCCGTTCCGCTAACATACCGTCGAACGTTTCCCGAATTTGCGGAATTGTGGACGCCGTACCCTTTGTTGCGAATTGCCAAACCCCGGCAACCCCACGAACCAAAGGAACAATAAAGTTTAGCGTTAATGTTACCTCCCAACCGTCGCAATCCGGTTGGCGGCTCTTTTTATTCGGGTAACGCTTCGTTATTGACTGCATTAAGTTTGGGTATTTCTCGGTTGTCAACGTTTCGTATTTCTTTCCGTCCCATACTTGGAACGTATCGCCATCGCCCGCCGCAATCAATCGCCCGTCGTCGTCCCGGTATTCGTAACGCTCGTTACATACTTTTGCCGGGTCGTCGTCCGGGAAAACAATTTGTATTGTTTGCGGCTTTTCGCCGTATGCTTGCGTAAATAATCCGGCATACTTTCCCGTTGGTATGAAGTAATCAACGCTTTGCGGATAACCGTTTGCGTTTTTAATACCGATTTTTATTTGACCGACACGGGGCAAAATCAAACGGGATTGTTGCGCCTCCGGTCGTTTTATTCTTCCTTTCATATCTCAATCAAATTTCGGGGTCGTCGTTCAACATCTTTTTTCTACTTTCATTTTTGGGCTTTTTAGGCTCGTTTGCGGGCTTTACTTTCTTTTCCGTGGTATTACCTCGCTTTGCGGTCGTTTTGCCCGTGGCGGCTTTCTTTTCCGCCTCCTTTGCCTTTTTGGGCGCACGTTTAACAATGGTTGTTTTCTTTGGCTCCTTTTCCGGTTCCGGTGCATCCGCCTTGACTTTCTCGGCGGCGTCCGTGTTTTCGTCCGGGGTCGCCTCCTTTGGGGCTTTCGTTTTAATCAATTCCGCCAACGATAAGGATATTACGTTTTGCGTCAAATCGGGTGCATTATCCAATAAAACCATACCATTAACCGACGTAAACGTATTATCTTTCTTTTCGTCCTCAATGGCTGCAATTTCTAACAGATACGGGATTTTCCGTATATTGGGGCTATCCGTTTGTTCTTTCAGATTGTACGACGGACGTTTGCGCCAATCTTTCGGGCTGAAATTGAAAATACGGGTAACGGGGAATTGCTCAAAATTGACGTTCCACATATCCCGGTACATCCCTAATTGTATCTCGCTTTCCTCGTAAAATCCTTTGCGTCCGCTCTTAAAATCGACGATTGCGTTAATACGTTCGTCGCCGCCTATCTTTGCCAACATGGTACACGGGCAATCAATCATTCCGGCATACTTGTAATATGGATGCACTAAAGCAATTTCAACCGCCAACGGGCGCACGTCGTAATCTAATACGAATTGAGCAAACGCCAATACGTCCTTTTTCAAATCGTCGGCATAATATATAAAATCGTCCGGCAATCGGTAAACCTCAATATATTCTTTTAGTTTGCCTTTTAACCCGTCCAAATCATAAGCCCGGTTAATTAATAATTCCTCAAATGCGGCGTGCATAAACGTACCATACGCCGCCCGTTCGCCTTTGTATCGTTCCGCTTCCTCAATGCCTTTGTTGGCAATCCATTGTATTAAGTGCGGGGCTTTGGGTAACGTTTGGGACAATATCGTTGTAACCGACGGGAAAAACTCCGGGTTCCCGTTGTCGTCATATCGGTAATAATAGCGGTGTCCCTTACTATTCAATTGCCAAACCTTATACGGGGGTTCAATCAACGTTTTTTCATCAAAAAACATTGCCGTCATTTCCTCAACCGTCATGCCGGGCAATATCTCAAATATTCCGGTTGGTTGCTCAACCTCGACCGCTTCAAACGGGGGGATTATTTGTTGTTGTTCCTCGGTAATTTCCGGGAATTGGTCGGCGGGAACGGCTCCCAAATTTTCGACCGTCTTTTGTACCGGGTTTTCCGGTTTCTTTTTGTTCGCTCTCATTTTCTACTCTTTTTTAATTCTGAAAATCCACATAATACCATTACGGCACACATACCCGCAAACATCAATTGCCACGGGTTCCACAATGCGCCAATCAGACAAACAACGCCCAACGTTCCAAACGTCGCAATAATCGCTTTCGCTTGGAACCTATCGGAAAACATAACGTCCGCCATGCGTTCAAACCATTGTAACCCGTTATTCTTCATAGCCAAACAAATAATTAGGGGTGCAATTACACATTTCGCAAATGATAACAACCCATTCCGGGCGTATCTGTTTGGTCGTACCGTTACATAAGTTAGTCATATTAACTTGTTGTGCGCTTTCGGTGCGTCCCTCCCATAAACGGGCGGCAACCTCTTTTTTATAGACCTTAACCCCGGCGGTTTGCGCCCGTGCGATTGCCTCGTTTACTCTTAATTTCGTCATTTCTGCCATTTCTTTAGTCTTTTATTGTTAATAACTCGGTTCGTTGCTCTCTTTGTGTCCGCAATGCGTACACGTTTTTTCCTCCCAAATTGCGGTATATTCCGGCGGGGTTAAATATCCATCGCCTCCGGTCTGTTTATATTCCCCGTCGGTAACTTCCATTTCGCCGCCGCACTCCGGGCAATCTTCATTACCCATTAAATCCAAATCCGGGACAATGAAATATACCCGTTTCAGATACACGCCCAACGCCTCGGAAATCGCCGCATAACAATTGGCGGTTTGTTCCTCGGTTACATCTTCGTTTATTGCATCAAAAACGGAAACGCCCCAATTGTCCGGGTCGTCCTCAATAACTTTGTTTTTGAGTAATTCCGAAACGACAATTTCGGAAACTTGTTTGGCTGTTTTCCCGCTATCGGTCGCCAATTTTTTTAATAAATCGCTATCTTTTATTCTCATATCTTTGCCGGGTACTCCCCCGGTGGGTTTTTGTTTCTGCAAAAGTATAAATAATATTTGTATTACCAAAAATAAAACCTTTGAATATTTTATTTGTTCACGTTGGACGCTTGTAATACAGATAAAAAGCACTAATTTTGTTGCACCGCATAACCTTACAACATCGCTCTCGGTTACTGCGTACCAACCCCCGGCGTTACTTCATTGCGTCGGGGGTTATCTTTTACCCGCTCAATATAGATATTTCGGTATATATCGCCGTAATACCCGGTTTCCCTTGTAATTCGTTCCAACGTTCGCAAATCGTATTCGCCAAATACAACGTACTCATGTTCTAACAATTCGGCGTCTTGTAATGCAAACTCAAACGTAATATCAACGTATTTGTCGCCAACCCGGTTAAATGCGTGTTCTATGGGAATAAAAGCAAATGTTTTGCCCTCGCAATATCGCACCCGTTCCGGGAACAATTGGCAAAGCAAATGCGCATTCCGATAACATTGTTGCGGTTGGGGTTTCAGTATATCCCGGATAATCTCTAATTCGTAATCGTTGAACACGTCCGCCGCCCGGACAATATCAACACGTTTTGCAACGGCGATTGTATCGGCAAAATATTGTTTTTGCCGTGGGTTCAAATCTAACCGCATAAACGCCCGCATTTCCTCAATAATAACGCTTTCCATAATCAGCCCTTTGTAAATCCCTTAAATGCCACATGGTAAACGTCGTATTGTTTCCCGGTAACATAGAACTCAATCATACGTTCCGGGTTCCCGGCGTCGTTTATCGCAATGGTTGGGTATGGTTCCCCCGGCAATTGGTTATAATCGCTTTCAATGTCCCGCAATCCCTCCGGGAAATCCGAACGGTCGGCGGAAAAATACCGGGTTAAACTCTCTTTTATTCGGTTCAACATTTCGTCGCCGTGCGGCTCAAAATACGCTTTTATCTTATCTTGTTTTCTTAATGCAAATCGCATGGTTTCCAAATATTTTTTTGAAACGTCCACGACCTTTGCGCACGTTTCCGGGTTAAACATTCCTATATGCGTGTATTCCGTTGGTAATCCCAATTGCTCGGATAACCATTTGTAAGCCTCGGAACGCTTCATTAATTTACGCTTATATATTTCGTCAAAATATCGGTGCGCCTCAATCTTACATCGGCGCAACTCGGCGTTTGCTAATCGACCCTTTGCCCGGTCGGTTCCCGCATGAACGCCAACATACGCCCGGCATTTAGGACAATAGTAAATCATTCCGTAATCAATGCCGTAAACCTCAATACTATTTTTGTACTCGGTTGGAATATGGCAATACGGGCAAATCTTACCTTTCAATATTTCCCGTTGTTCCTCTGTTAATATCATTTTCGCCCTCCTTAATCACTTTGCAAAACTTATAATATTGGTCGTGCTTACTCTCAACTTGACAAAGCAACCCAATATCGTTGCCGTCCAATAATAGGTTTAACACATCGCCGGGATTGTGCCGGGTATAAAGCAAAAATAACCCGCCGTTTGCATTTTGGATTATCTTATACATTGCTTGACTTAATCGGTAACGTTTCGTTTTATTCATCGCTCTAAATGATTATGCCGGGGGATTGCGCCCCCGGCTTGTTATTACTGCAAATACGCAATTGCGTTTAATCTTTCCTTTTCCTTTGTTGCGCTCTCAACGTTGCGGGCAATCCATTGTTCGGCGGGGTTTTCGGCAATCCATTGTTTACGATAATCCGGCGTGAAATAAGCAACCATTTTTTTGTATGCCTTTTCCGGGTTCGCCAATATTTCCGCCGTATGGCTCAACCGTTTGCCGTGGTCGCCTTTGCCGATTAAATCCAAACGCCCAAAATAAAACGACCCGTCGGCGGTACACGCCACATATTCACGGGCGGACGTTCTTTTTGAAACAATCGCTTTACTATCGACGTCAATAACTTGGTACTCGTATTTCTTTCCCTTTACTTTCTTAACTAAAATGTACTTTGCCATATTGTTGTTATTGTGCCGGGGTTTCCCCCGGCGGGTTATTTAATATCCTGCTTTTGTTTGGCGTGTGTTCGCCATGAATGTTTTATTGCTCCCTTTCAATACTATTTCGCCGCATGGTTCCCAATCGCCGTTACTGTAAACTTTGGTTTTCGTTCCTTTGGCGTTATGTTCTTTCATTGCTTTTTTTGCGGCTGTTAGGCTATAAAATTCCTCGCTATAACCTTTGTCGTTAAATACATGGTAAATTGTCATATCGTCTATTTTTTAATCTCATACAAACTCAATGAATTTTCGCATAATACCCACGTTGGGAAATTGGGTTTGTTCAGATAACAAAGGCTATCCAATGCCGCCCGGCTTGTATAAAACCATAACCCAAATTTTTTGCCGATAAAATACATATCATTAACCCCGGTTTCCCGGTACTTTTCGGATAACATTTGTTGACTATAAACGATTGTTGAAAATTCAACCTTTCCGTCTAACTTGCTTGCAATTTCGGCAATGTCCGCCGCTTGTGTTCTTTTCTTTTCCATGATTGAAAATTTATATTGTTCCGGGGAAAACGCCCCGTCGTTGTTTAGTAATAATAGAAAGTGATTTTAACGCCTCGGCGTAATTTGCAAACCTCTTTGTCGCCGTAACAATTGAAAGCACGTTTTAATAAGCGATTGACTAACTTAATGTCGCCGACAATCTTTATTAAACCGGACACGCCAACCAATACATTAACCTTTTTGCCGTTTACAATTCCGTTTACCTTGATTTTGAAATTGCGGTTAATCTCTTTTGTTGTGTAATCTAATCCGTTATAAATGCTTTGAGTATTCATTGTTTCGCTCTCTATTTTCCGGGAAAACGCCCGGTCGTTCTTGTTTGATGATGCAATATACAACCTTTATTTTAATTACCAAAGGTTTTATCTTTTATTTTCGTGTTTTCCTATAAAAAATTTTGTTTTTGGTTCCAAAAGAGTTATTTTCTTGGAATTTTCGATTTAAGCGACTTTTGCAAGCGGGACGGGTAAATTATCCACTTTGAAATAAAATGCCCGGAAACGGGCTAAAAATGGCTCAATAGAAAAAGGGGTTGCAACGCCTTGTTACAACCCCCGGTTTATTACTTTTCTATGGTTACGAACTCAACCCCCAATATTCGGGTCGCCGGGTTCTTGCTTACAACGTCAATTTCCCGGTTCTTAATCTTTCGGGTTTTCCAAAGGAACCCCCAAAAGCGTTTATATTGCACCGTTTCCGCTATTAACAGACTATCCCGGTTTATATGCGTCCCGGTAAATACCCCGGCGGGCGTCGTGCATCCGTGCAACTCAAACCACGGTTCCACAATGTCAATACACCGTAATACGGTCGTAACCGTGTCGCCGGGCAAATATACAATACTATCCCGGACGTTCGCCCGTAATTCGTTAATCGTTTCCATTTGTGCCGTCGTAACCCTTTGCAAATCCCGGTTCTTTGTCTGCAACGATTTGATTAACGCCGCATCGTCCGCCCGATACTTTTTATATTCTGATAATTTTAACTCCAAATTCCCAACCTTTGCGGCGTTCAAACTATCCTTTGTTTGATAGGTTCGGACGTCCTGCAACAACGTTTCGGTATTGCTCCGGTATTTATCCCGTTCGGCGGTCAAACTCTTAATACGGCTTTGTTGTACCCAAAAGGCGACGGCAACCGCCATAATGATTGCCGCCAATATTAGATATTTTTTCATGTGTTTGCCGTGTATATGATTAACGAACTATTGGGCGTTTTGCTCAATGTTAAAACATAATGTCCGCCCGCCATTTCAACCGTACTATTTATTTCGTCCTCGTTAATCTCCAATTGTGCAAAGGAAATTACGACGCCCGAAATATATACTTTTGGTATGTTGTGCAACGGGTCGGCGTTTACGGCGTCAATAAATGCGTCTATTTCCGCCTGTGGGTTCGTTACGTTTTTCGTATTTTCTTGGTTGTCCTCAACCGTAACCGTAAAAACGTCCTCGCAATCTGCAATAATAGCGGATAACAACGGGGCAATACTAATTCCCGCTTGGTTCCCTTGATTGGCAACCAATTGTTCCAAATACTTCTTTTTGTCTTTCTTTGTCATAATGGTACAAAATTAAATGTTACTATATTCAATTGCCGCATTAAAACACGGGCATTCTTTTATAAACTCCCACGGTTCAATTATACCGTCGCCGTTCAAATCCGGGGAATAATCCCGGTGTCCCTTAATCGTTGCGTCCGGGAACATAACAACTAATCGGGATAATAACCATATTAACGCCTCCTTTTGTTCCGGGGTGCGTGTGTCGGCGGCTTTGCCGTTGGCA